TGGACGTGGACGGGGAGCCGACCGACTGCGTCCCGGTCACGTGGGTGATGGCGGCGACCGAGAAGGAAGCGCGCAAGAAGGTGCTGGCCGCGGTGTCCCAATACGGCAAGGTGTCGGACACCGGCCTCCAGACCTTCCTGGGCGCGTCGGACCTGGAGTGGCCGGAGGTCAAGCCGTGGGTGGACCTGCCGGACTTCGATGTGGAGGCGTTCGAGGTAGACTTCTACGGTGATGTTCCAGTTGCCGAGGATCCCGACTTGAGCGACGGCGAGGTGCGTTCTGGGGAAGTCATACTGCAGTTGACGGGTGCTGGAGAAGCGTTCACCAGCGGTTTTGTTGACGAGTTGCACAAGCTCTGTCAGCGGGCGAGTATTACCGTGCGCGGAATTGACAAACTGATGGCGCGCCCGAAGCGCAGGTATTGGGGGTCATGGAAGAAGGGCGACGTGCAGCAACCGGACGAGCCTTCTCTCGATGATGGAGAGGAGGCATAGAGTGAAGACATTGCAGGTTGGGTTCCGCACCTTCGGGCGCACGTCGCTCAACTATGGCATGTACTTGTGCCTTGAGCATGTGCATGCACTGCCGAATGTTGAGGTGGTATCCATGGCGCCGCACAGTGCCCGGCAGTGCGATGTCCTCCTGTTCAGTCTGTTCTGGTGGCAGCACTTGTTCGACTATACCGAGTTCCTGGCAGAGGCCAAGATCGACCCGCGCCACTCCAGGAGTCCGCTCGTCATTCTCGGCGGCTTCCAGGCATTCAATCTCAAGGGGCTTGGTGGTCTGTATCACTACGCCTGCCTTGGGGATGGCGAGGATATGTTGCCGGCCGCCGTGCGAGCTATCGCGGAGGGACGTGAGGATGATGTGATGGACATCCCTGGGTGCTACTGGCCCGGCAAGGAGGACGTGACGACCTACCAGAACGTTGCCTTCGAGGGGTCAGCCATGGCCGAGCCAGGCCAAAAGGTGACGCGCATAGAGATCGCGCGGGGGTGCAAGTGCCGGTGTGCGTTCTGTGCGTTGGCTCACTTAAAGCCCTACCGCGAAGGTTCCCTGGAGCAGCTGGTTCCCCTGATCGAGGCGGCGCAGACCAGGCGTGTGGCGTTGTTCGCCCCGGATCGGCTATCCCACTCTCAGTATGGCGACCTGCAGGAGTGCCTGGACGCCAATAATAAGTCGGATAATGCTAGTGATGTACGGTGGGACAAACTGAACCTCCAGCACGATTATAGTGGTACCATCCTGTTCGGGATGGAGGGCTTGAGCGAGCGGCTGCGCAATGCGGTTGGCAAGCCGATCCCGACAGACGACTTAGTGCAGGGTTTCCGGGGCCTGGTGCAGAACTCCCCTACGGGCCGCAGGAACTTCCGCTTCTATCTCATACTCGACATGCCTGGCGAGACGGGTGCGGATTTCGAGGAGTTCACGGATTTCCTACGGCGCCTCAATGAAACCCCCGAGGCTCCGGACATGATCGTCACGCCTTTCGCCAACACCTTTTTGCCCAATCCGCATACGCCGCTACAATGGGCTGCTGTTGATCTCTGGGGGGACCACAGGGCGACGATTGAAAAAGCTATATGGCCTCGCGTGCAGGGGGGTTCGCGGCATGTTTGGCGTATGAAAATTGCATGGACCCCGCGCATCTGGGGCCCCACGAGCCGCCTTAAATCGCTGCTGGTTTGCCGTGGAGACGAGCGGATGGAGACGGTGTTCGTCAACCTGGTTACGAACAAGAAACTGCGGGCACAGGTGAAAAAGTCAGGGGATGGAGGCGCCCGTGCGCTGTTGCGATTCTGCCAAAGCGTGGGGATCTCTGAGGATGACCTGTGCGGAGAGTGGGTTGAACGCCGGCCGCTGCCGTGGGATTTACTCCGGACCCACATGCCCAAGGATAAACTCTGGAAGCGATGGAACGCCTATCGGCGTGTGCTCGGGGCGGGCGACGGCCGCACCTTCGCCGAGGTGGAATCAGCGCGCGTTCCCCAGGCCGAGCCCGCCGGATGAGCCTCGCCCTCGTCAGGCAGGGCCTGCGCGAGGTCTCTCGCTCTCTGGACGCGATTGAGGCGCCTCCGGAGTTGTCTGTCGTCGAGGAGCGCGAGACGTGGACGTATCCGGAGTATGCGGACGACCCGGAGGGCTTCTGCCACGACGTGCTGGGCGAGGATGTGGGCGCCCACCAGGTGCTCGAGGGGCATGCCCACGCGGCGACGGCGCCGTGGGCGAAGCAGGTGGAGATCCTGGAGAGCGTCCGGGACCACCGGCGGACGGTTGTGAGGGCCGGGCACGCCGTCGGGAAGTCGCATTGCGCCGCCAGGGTGGTCCTGTGGTTCCTGTACACCCGCTCGCCCGCCATCGTCATCACCACCGCCCCCAAGGCCACCCAGGTCCGCGACCTGCTGTGGGGCCGCCTGCGGGCCGCCTGGGGGCAGACCCGCAAGCCGCTGCACGGCGAGTGTCTCCTGACCCGCCTGGAGCCCATACGGCACGACCCGGAGTGGTACGCCGTCGGCTACACGGCCAAGGACGCCGAGGGCTTCCAGGGCTACCACGAGGCGTGGGTCCTCATCGTCTTCGACGAGGCCCCCGGTGTCCCTGCGTTCATCTGGGACGCGATGGAAGGGATGATGTCGACGGAGAACGTCCGCTTCCTCGGCATCGGCAACCCGACCGAGCGTGGCGGCCACTTCTACCGGGCCTGCGTCTCGCCGCTGTACAACTCGATTCACATGTCTGCCAACGGACACCCGAACGTTGCTCACGGTCTCCCTGTCTACCCGAAAGCCGTCGCTCCCGGCTGGCCGGCGGAGCGCCTGGAGGAGTGGGGAGAGGACCACCCACTGTATGTGTCCCGCGTGAAGGGCGAGTTTCCCGATGTAGGCGAGGACACGCTCATACCCCTATCTTGGGTAGAGAGCGCCGTCGACCGGGACGTGGACACCTCCGGGGACAAGATCATCTCGTGCGATGTCGCCCGGTTCGGACTTGACGAGACCAGTTTCTTCCTCCTCCTTGGGCGCCTATTCGATGCCCTGGAGCACTATGTGGGCAAGGACACCGTCGAGACCTCGGGCCGCTTGCTGCGCTGGCGCCGCGCCAGGATGTGCGACCGGCTGGTGATCGACGACGCCGGCGTCGGCGGCGGAGTGACGGATCAGGTCAGGGCGGAGGTGCCGGCAAACGAGCGCCGCACGGTCGTGGCCTTCAACGCCGGGGAGAAGGCCACGGAAGATGACGACTTCGAGAATCTGGGCTCCGAGGCGTGGTGGTGCCTCCGGCTGGCCTTCGAGGAGACGTATGGGGCAGTCAATGCCGAGGGCCCGGACGACCGGACGAAGGGTACCAGCATCCCCAACGACCCCGTCCTCATCGCTGAGCTGACGGGCCGCCGGTACAAGTTCACCAGCAAGGGGAAGATCGTTGTTGAGCCAAAGAAGGACATGCGGGCCCGCGGCGAGCCCTCCCCAGACCGCGCCGATACGGTGGCCATGGCCTGGTGGAGCCGAGTGCACAGACCTCCCAAGGTGACAACCAAGCACGTGAGGGCGTAAGCCATGCCAGTTGAAGATCTACACCCGCAGTATGTTGATTACCAGCCCGATTGGGAGCGATCCCGGGACGCCTTCGGGGGAGCCCGCCCGGTCAAGGCCAAGGGCACCAAATACCTGCCGTGGATGGAGGAGCAGCTCGCCGAGGAATACACCGACTACCTCACGCGGGCGCAGTGGTTCGACGCGACGGAGCGCACTACCTTGGGGCTGAGCGGCGCCATACTGCGAAACGACACCCGGATCGAAGTCCCCGCGGCCATGGAACCACACCTCGAGGATGTGACGCTGTCCGGCCAGGGCGTGCAGGCCTTCAGCCTGCGAATCGTGATGGACCAGATCCTCATGTCGCGGGTGGGCGTAGAAGTGGCCATGCCGCCGGAGGAGACTTCGGAGCAGCGCCCATACTGGAACCTGTGGGCGGCCGAGTCCATCACGAACTGGGCCGAGGCGCGGATAAACGGCCAGGTGCGACTGATAATGGTCGTGCTGCAAGAGCCGGCCCAGGAACGCGACGGCCTGTTCACCTGGAAGGACCCGGAGGTCCAGTATCGCGTGCTGCTGTTGCTGCCGGACGAGCGTGGGTCTGGGGACCTGGTGTATCGGCAGCAGGTGTGGGTGAAGAACCCGGACCAGGGCGCCAAGGAGAAATACATCCTGGCGCAGGAGCTGTTTCCGACGCGCCGCGGGGTCCCCCTCAACGAGATCCCGTTTACGTTCTTCGGGGCGTCCACGATCGAGGCGAAGGTCCAGAAACCGGCGCTTCTGGGCCTGGTGAACGCCAACTACGGGCTGTACATGAACAGCGCCGATTACGAGACGGCGCTGTCGTGCATCAAACCGCTGTACTTCTTCACAGGCCTGGACTCGGGCGCCGAGATCGTCCTTGGTTCGAGGCGTGCGGTGATTGCCGACGACACGGACGGGGACGGCAAGATCCTACAGGGGGCCGATCCGGTGGGCCTCCGGGAAGCGATGAAGGAGAAGAAGAAGGACATCGCCGCCCTGGGCGGGGCGATGTTCGAGCCCGAGGGGGGGCAGGCGGAGACCTTGGGCGCGGTGCGGATCCGGCACGGCGGGCGCCAGGCCTCGTTGCGAACGATCGCCGGCACCTTCGGGGTTGGTCTCAAGCGGGTGCTCGGGCACCACGCTATGTGGGTCGGGGCCGAGTCCGACGCGATCACCGTCGACCCAAATATGGACTTCATCGATACGCGGCTGCCGCCGGAGGAACTGAACGCGCTGATGGCGGCGTTGCAGGAGAACAAGATCAGTTACGCGACCTTCTACCACAACCTGAAGGGCGGCGAGATTGCACGGCCGGGCGTGGACAAGGACGAGGAGGTGGCGGAGATCGAGGAGGACAAGGCCGGGGAGTTGAACGCGCTCGAGGAGGAGGCGCGGCGGCTGGAGGCGGCCAGGGTGGACGACCTGGAGGACGAGGACGAGGACGAGGGCGAGGAGTGACTGACCGCCCATGCCGACCACGCCGCATCGCACCAAGACCCTGCGCTCCCTGACGGGAATGATCGCCCATGTATCGAGGCTCCGCGACAGAATCGAGACCGAGGTCGTCGAGGCCAAGCTGTCCCCTCGCCTGGAGGCCATATTCGACCGGGCGGAGCGCGCCCTGGCGATCGAGGCCCGCAAGTTCCGCGCCCTCAAGACCAACACCGCCGGGGAGATCGTGCGGTCCTCCCAGAACATTGCGACCGGGCTGGAGGTGGTCGAGCGCCTGGGGGGCGACATCCGCAAGTGGATCGTCCGCCCCGGCAACAAGTGGGCGGACCGCATGCTGCCGGTTGCCGAACAGGCCGGGTACGACCTGGCTGCGGCCAACCTCGAGGTGCGGTTCCTCTCCCAGGAGTTCATCGACGGCGTGTTCGACCACGTCCCCCGCGGGGTGCCCACAGCCCTCCGGGTGGGCAAGGACCGCGTGGTCGAGGTTATGGGCACTGTGGGGCGCGACGTGCAAACGTGGTTCAGGAACGAGATGCTGGACGCCGTGACCGAGGGCATCCCCCTGCAGGGCCCCGGCGACTCTCTGGCCAACCGGCTGGTGCAGAGCGGGCGTATCCGTCCGACCGTCATCACGGCCCGGAACGGGCGGCAGATTCGCCGGTCGGTCGTGACCAGGGCCAACGCCATCGCTCGGGTGGAATCGGCCCGAGTCATGGGCGACGTGCACGAGACGTTCGCCCGGGACGCCCTGGGTGATGCGGCGGTGTACCAGAACAGCAACCCGCGGGACTCGCGGACGACGACGATCTGTCGGGACGCCAGCAAGCAGAAACCGGCCACGCTCAAGTGGTGGCAGGCCTCGAGGTTCGGATCAGCTCCGCGCTTCGAGCCCTTCCACCTGTGCCGCAGTGCGCTGATCGGCGGTCGGCGCGAGTGGTTCGAGGACGACGATATCGAGACCAGGCCAGCCAAGGACTGAGACGATGAGCACCGATACGGAAAAGGGATATCAGCACTACGTGGCCGCCTCGCCGGATGACTACACCGACGAGCCGTACGTCTCCAACGAGATCTATGTCGGGGGTGACGGCAATATGGCGGTGGTGGACGCGGACAGCGGTGCCGTCTCTCATGTGGGCGTCCTGGCCGGTCACACCTACGAGCTGCGGGCTCGCCGCATCAATGCCACCGGGACGACCGCCACCGGGATCGTGTTCTTTCACGAAAACGAACAGGTGGGCGACCACAGCGGCCCGGCGCCGGCTGGGCCTCCGACTCGTGGGCTGCTGGCGCACTTCCCGCTGGGAACCAACCGCATGGAGGGCGACGTCGAGCACTCCGGTCGGGCCTCCACATCCAGGGTGGCGTCTCAGCTCTCGGCGCATTGGGGCCTCGGCCAGACGCAGATGTTCTGCGAGCGCGCCTACTACGACCTGGCGCACCAGGTGGGCGGCGGCGTGCAGGCGTGGGCCTTCGGCGACTGCGACGAGGACGGGCACGGTTCGTTCCGGGATCTGGGTCGGTGGGTGCGGGAGCCGGTCGCGCACTACGCTCTGGGCAGCAACCAGATGGGCGGCCCGAGAATCCACAGGGAGCTGGGGTCCGACGTGTGGCATGGGCTCCAGGCGTGGTGGCCGCTGGACAAGGGTAGCGAGGTGCTGGGCGAGGAGTTGTACGACCTGGCGAACGCGGCGAGTATTGACGACGAGGCCGATGCTACTACGGGGTGGACAGCCGAAAGTGGCCCTGCCACGTTTGAAAGCACTGCCGCAGAGCAGCAGTCCGGCTCATGGTCTATGCACTTAGTGGCGCAGGGCAACAAAGATCGAATGC